CATCGTTTACAAGTTCTAAGAACAGTACTGGATCATTTTGAGCAAAGACTAATGCGTCTCGTTTAAGTTCCTTAGATGTCATCTTAGATACTTTATCTCCAACGTCTGTTCTAATTATAGCTTCAACGTGATCTATATCTAGCTTTTTAGCAGCGTTCATAGCTTCTAACTGTAGCTCTAACATATCTATTTGGCTTTCTGCTATAACATTAGCGTCAAATTCTTTAAACAATCTACCTTTATCAGGGTGGTATATCGATAAGAATTTTTGTAATGTTGTCTGCTCTTTAGAAACGAATAACTGTCCGTTTCTAAATACAATGCTTCCAAGGCGATGAGGGCCTTTCATTTCATCTACAAATACTGTTTTTTGATTTCTACAGTATTTAATTTCTCTTTCAAATCCTTTTTCTTCGTCAAAAAAATATAAACGTCTAGATTTGATAATATATACAGGTGGTATGTTTTGAGTGTTAAGCTCATATAACCTGTCTTTTATTTCCCAAGTTTTAGGTGCTTGAGTTTTTGTTTTTGTTGTCATGATATAATAAAATAAAAAATTAAAAAAAATAAAAGCTGAGGCGCCTATTAAGACGCCTCGAACTTTTAGTTACTACTATTTAAACAACATAAAGTTGTTTGCAGCTTGTACTACAAGACATCTTTCAGAAAGGAAGTGTACTTCCATTTTGTCGATGCTTGAGCTTGTAGGTCCGCCTACAGATCCAGTTACCCAAGACTTCATCTTGCGGTCATCAGCTTGTGAAGCGCGATAGCGTACGTGTAAGAAAGGACGACGTACGTTAGCACCAACTTGCTGATCGTATACAGATGATGTACCAGCTGGAATCAATGTTCCTTTTACACCACCTACAAGACCACGCGTCGAAGCGTCGTTTAAGTATTTCCAGTCTGTCTTATAGAAATCGTAAGAACCTCTACGGAAACCTGTAAATCCAAGATTTAAAGCCATATCTTCAGAGTTTTCAAACACTCCAAAACCAGTACCACCTTGAGCACCAGCAGAAAGATTAGCAAGTAAATCGTCAATAAACAAATTAGACAAACGGTTTAAGTAAAGCATATTTTCTTCGATAGCACCTTGCTTATCTAACTCAGCAAGTAAATCGTCGAAATCTTTAATACCTTCTACGTTTGTATCTGGATCGGTTGAACTGTCGATAAGATCAAACATGTTTTCAGCTACAATACCTCTAGATTCGATAGCAGAGAAAAGACCTTCTGTACCTTCAGGAGCTTCGTGGCCGTTAGCCGCTGTAACACCTGAGAATACATTAGTTCCAGAAGCTTTTTCAGCTTCTACCAATGTCATTTCTAAGTAATCGTTAAAACGAGTACGAGTATCTCCTAAAGATTTCAAGTACCATAAGTATCCTGATTCTCCAGACTCTCCTGTAGTTTCAACCCAACCGATTTGCGCTGTATCAGATCCGTTAATCTCAAAGTGATCTTTGATAATAGCAGGTCTGTTAGTAAAAGTTTTAAAGCTAGGCTCTAAAGACTCTGATAAAGTATCTGTACCTTTAGCAAATTCTGAACCATAAACAAAAAACTTAATAGCTTGATTGTCTGTAGTGGCGATGCCAGCAAGATCATCTACGTTTTCTGCTGTGTAAGGACGAATAGTAAGAGCTGTATTAGATGTTTCTATACCAGCTGTTACTAAAGCTTTAAATACCACACCGTTTACTACGGCTACAACAGTAGCTCCTTTTCTTACAGCATGCGTTTCAGTTTGTGTAGAATCGTCAACACTAGTGATAGCGTCTACAGCTCCAGTTACAGGGTTAATTTCTCCGTTGTAAGCTAAGTGTAAACGACCTTGCTCAGACCAAATAACTTGATCAGATTGCAAAGGCATTTCTGCGCTTAGCATTGATAAAAATCCAGAAACTGTACGATTTCCGTAGCGATCTACTTCTTGTTCGTATAAGTCTGGTAAATATTGTTGTGCCCACCCGTTGTTTTGGATATCTAGGTAGTTGCTATCAAGCGCCATTTTTTTGTACGCTGGAGAAACAACTCCACTAAATGCTGGGCCAGTAAATGTTGATACTGCCATGATTTTTAATTTTTAATTTTTAGTAATTTTTTAGTTTTAGCTTTGAGCTTGCGCTAGTCTCACCACTAATTACTTTTACTTTAAGACCACCAGCGTCTACATATCCATCAGATGTTTTTCTTTGTAAGTTAACGTTCTTCGCTTCACTTGTCATCTGACTGATAGCATCAGCTTTGCCTTGTTCGTAAAAATGATTAGCAAGTTGATCAGCGTTTCTAGCAGCAAATAATGATTTATGGTATTCCTTAGCGTTTGTTAGCATGTTATTGCTATCAACATATTTACTAAAAACTTTTAGTACATCACTTTGGCTTTCCATAGTTTGCTTAGCATCTTTAACATTAAACCTGTATTTTTTATCTCCAACGTTAAAATCAAAACCTTTGAAATTTTCGTTAAAAACTCTACCTGTTTCTTGTTTAAAATGTTCTTGCTGCTTAGCTTGCAGCTCTTGCGCTTGCGATTGCTCACTATTGTATCTGTTGAAAAAGTCAATTGCTTTTTGTTGCTCTGGGGCTAAACGCGAACCCAACTTGATTTCGTCGTAATACTTGCCTTTTAAGTCTTCTAAAAAGTTTTTTGCTTTTGCAACTTCTTCTTTGTAAGCTAGCTTTTTTCTTTTTATGTCTCGCTCTTCATCAATATCTTCGTCAAAAGAAAAGTTATCTTCCATTAAGAAATTAACTTCATCATTTGTTAAATGTGATTTAGTTTGCTTATAGTATTCTCTTAAAAGCGTATCGTTATCTACGCTAGAATAATCAGCATTTAAACGAACATAATCGTCTAGAGTACCACCTGTTTCGTTCATAAAGTCTACAACTTTTTGAATATTTTCAGGAAGCTCTACTCCAGTTTCTTTTTGTTCTTGAAAAGCTTCATTAACCTCCTCTGTTAAATCAGCTACCTCTTCTTTAATATCTTCTTGTACAGGCTCTTCTTCAGTTACTTCTTCTAATACAGTAAACTCTTCTTTTTCTGCTTGTACTTCTTCTTCTTGTTGTTGTTGTGGTTCTTCTTGCGTTTTCTGCTCTGGCTCTTGCTCAACCTCTTGAACATTGCTAAAGTCTACTTTATAAGTACCATCATCAGTTACTTCTGTTTTAGGCGCACTGTTGTCAACAGATTGCTCTTGCGTTTCAACAACCTCTTGCTCTATGTTTTCGTTATCCATGATAAAATATTATATAATTAATAAACTATTTAGGTTCAAATTGCTCTAAACCAAACCCACCTAAATTATCAAATCCTGATGATTCAAACTTTTTAGCTGGTAAATCTTTTTTTCTTTGATCGATAAGCTCTGATTGTTGACTAGCTTGTATTCTAGTTCTTTCGTCTTTACGATCTTCTTTATAAGCTTCTTTATCTTTAATCACTTGACTTTCGCTTTCTTTAAGTCTAATGTTTAATTCAAATTCTTTTTGCATAAGCTCCATTTTTATTTGAGCTTCGCGTTCCATTTTCTCTATATCAAATCCTTTTTGCGCTTGGGCTAGTTGAACCTTGCTTTCGGTTATACCTTGTTGCTTTTGTATTTCAGCCGCTGCTGCTGCTTGAGAAGACTGTTGGTTTGCTTGCGACTGCGATTGTATAGTCTGCTGTTGGTTAGCTCTGTCTTGAGCCATTTTCTTACGCCTTCTTATTTTCAACAACTGATTAGCAAGTTTTATATTTCTAACCTCTCTAATATCTATAGCGTCTTCAAGGTCTATAGTAGCTTGTTGTATGCCCATTTGAATATTGTTTTCAAGTCTAGCTTTTTCTTCTTCATCGGGCTCTATTTCTAAAAATACACCAAAATCGTGTATGTGTAAATCTTTAACTTCGTTTAAAGTAGCTACATTAAATCTACCTAAAGAGTTTATAAATTGTCTCTGTGTATTAGAGTATTCTAATACATCTGATATTCTAAGCGAACAAGCTTCAGCTGTTTTAAGAGTTAAATATAAACCACCGTCTTGAATATGCTTAGTAGCTGTGTTAGAGTTAGCAGCTGCTAGTTTTTGTAAACCTACAAGCGAAGCTTCGTTTGGTTTGCTACCATCTCTAGCTTCGTTAAGACCTGTAACATCTCTCATCATTTGCAAGTAGTAATTATAAGACGTTATAAGAGCTTGTATTTTACTACCACCACTATCGCTTCTTATTTCTTGTATTGGAACTCTAGCGTTGTTGAAATCACCGTCTTGCGTATAAGATCTACCAATAATAGATCCTGTTTGAAAAAACATATTCAACGCTTCTTGCGGGTTGTAATTTGTCCCGTTTCCAAGATCAACTTCTGATATACCATCAGCATCTAAAAATACACCATCTGGTATCATGCGAGACATAACTTGCTGTAGTTTCAAGTGTGTTATTTGAATCATATCTGCGAAAGTCATCATGCGACCCACTAAAGATTCTGCTCTACCTTTGTACATTCTAGGCGCTACTATCCCGTAGCTCATGCTGACTTTAGTTATGTCAGACTTAGGCCTTGTCATGTTTTCGCACATCTTCCAGTCTAATAAAATATCATGACCTAATATCTTAACACCTGAATAAAGAACTTCTATAGCTCTTTCAACTCTTTGGAATCTAGCCCTTTGATCTTTTGGAGGATTAAAGGTATCATCTTTCTTAATAGCTTTATCAGCACCTGAAGCTGTTTTCTTTACTTTGTATACTTGATTGTGAAATGTTTTATATTCAAAATAAAGTAAATTTATATAATTACCTTGCGACTCGTCTTGAGGGTAAAAATTATATCTATCGTAATTAGGTGATTGGTATTTATCTTCAATGTCCTTTATCTGATCTTCAGTAAGATTTGGATATTGTTTTTTAAGCTCAGCTACGGTAGTTCTTCTTACTTCACCCACGTAGTACAAGTCTTCAAAATAAGGAGACTCGCTGTAAGAATACACTATATTAGAAGGATCAACGTATTCTATTTTAATACCTTCAGCTGTATTGAAGCTGTTCTTGACACACGCTATACCTAAAACAGTAAGATCGTAGTCTAATCTTTTTTTAGTATACTGATATTTATTTAAACTTAAAACATTATCAAGAGCTTCTTCTTCAGCTATTTCTATAGATTGTTTATAGTTAAGCTGCATGTGAACTGACAACTCTTCTTCATCTTCAGGAAGATTAGTAGGATCGTTCTTAAAAGTGTTTATACCTGCTTGCTGTATTGCGTTTTGTTTAAAATCTTTAAACCGCATATCTTCAAGCATATCTTCTATATACTTAGTTCTTTGCTCTGCAGCTAATAAGTCTTGTGAAAAAGCTTTTACTTTAAATAATCTTTCGCTAATACCGTTCACTACTATATCTACAAACTTAGGTATAATAGGTACAGGTTTCCAGTCTAAATTTAAATAAGACAAATCACCGTTTATAGATAATTCATCTTTATATTTTTGAACAGACTGCTCGCCTCTAGCGTATAGCCTTAGCTCGTGGAAACGGTTTTTAGTATCGTAATAACGAGAGCTACCATTATCTTTTTTAAACCACTCTGATTCTATAGCGCGTGCAACTTGCAGCCCATAGTCTAAACTAGACTTTTCCTTATCAGGAATTGTATTGCTAGGAAAGCTAGATTTCTTTTGTGTTTTTACCATTATTAGATAAGTTTTGATGATATGCCTTTGTTGTCGTATTTAGCAAAACCAAAATTTATATTTGTTTTAGTTTTTTTAGGTTTAGGTGTGTATAAATGTCTATTACAAGCCATTATAGCTAAGCCTGAGCTAATAGCAGCATCAAACTTTGTACGTTTATTTATATCAAATTTTGCCCAATCATTAAGTGTTGTATTAAATATTATATTACCATACTGGCCATCTTCAATATGACCAACGTGTTGTGATATGTAACTTTCTATAGCAGCAGCGTGAGCTTGCCGTATGTCTTCAGAAGAGTTAGGTATACCACCTATTTCTCTTTCAGCTGAGGATAGTTTATTCCAAACTTTATCAGGTCTGTTCATTGAATAACCTCTGTACCCTCTTCGCTTTAAATAATATAATAATCTAGGTTTGTTATTTTCTGCTAGCATTGGCATTCCGTAAAACACTAAAGCCATCAACACATCTTCAAAAAATATTTCAGCTGTTTGAGGTCTTGCTAAGTATTCTAAAAAAAATGTGTTTGGAGGAGCATCTTCCATGCTGAATTTAGTCAAACCGTGTAAAGCTCCTTTAGATCCTTTACCATCAACAGTTCCAGATATATCATACGAGTCACAACCAAAAGCTCCTATATGCTCATTACCTGGGTACTTAATCCCACCTTTTATTATAAATTTATTTTGCAACTTTACCTTAGGCACCCAAGACAAGTTGAATCTACCGTTATTGTTATCAGGTATAAACAAAACTCTTGAGTCTTTAATACCATTTTCCCATTGAAAATTACCTTTTATAGGTTTAGCAATAGCTTCGTTGTAATCTATTTGCTCGTATATTTTAACTAAATTAAATATACTATTTTTTGTTTCGTCTCTGAAAGCATGTTCTTCAGTTCTGGGAAACTGACGGTAATATTCATTTAAAGCGTCTTGATCATCTTTAAGACCATCCGCTTCATTTTGCCAATGTTCTATTACACCTACGTCTATAGTCTCGCCATAAGGCCCTTCTGTTGGTTTGGAAGGCGTGTCGAATACAGGTACTCCATAAGCATCAATGAATCCCTCGTAGTTCCATTCCATAGGTATGAACAGAGAATATAATCCTGAGCTAGTCTGTCCATTTCTGTTTCTTTTTGTAACGTCTGAGGCATAGTATAATTTTTTAAAGTTTTCACCACCTTTGTCAAGCGAGTTGCTAGTTGATCCCATCATACACTTACCTATAATACGACTACCTAGTCTAAGCGTTGTTTTAGTGACACGCCAGTTATTTAAAATATTATCTGGTCTTTCCCACTTACCGCTTTCGTCGTGCACTAGCAGCTTTAACTTTTCACCGTCATAGCTGTTGTCACCTGTATTTTTCCAGTCAATAGTTGTATCAAGACCTTCCAACTCTTCGCGTTGTTGCCCTGACTCTATAGACTTTCTTGTTAGTTTTGACGCTGGTACTCTATATGCTAGTTCTGTTTTAGGACGATCCATACCATCCTGTATTGGTTTAAAGAAAAACGGATAGTTAACAGATATTGGTACTACTTTGTCGGTAAACATTTTTTTAGCATCAGCCCCTGATTTTGATAATACACCGAATCTAGCGTCGCTTGATATTGTTGCAAGGTTAACAGTTTCCCCCGATGCCATGAAACTAAACCCAGACCTTCTGTTTTTGAGGTAGCACATACCATAGCATCTTGTGTCTGCTTTACAAGCTTCCCAGAAAATAAAGAAAAGTCTGTTTGCTTCCCTAAAATCTGGTGCCCCAACATCAATCTTGGCCCACTGCAAGTACATATAGTTAGTACCAGTAATGTAAGTAGCCACGCTTTTATTATAGAACCAATGGCCTTCTTCGCGTCTTCTGAATTCTTCATCTATGTATGGTTCCCATTTTTCTTGAAATTCTTGAGGATAATTTTTCCAATCAAATATGGTTTTTATTTTACTTAACTCTTTTGGGTATTGAGATTTAATCCATTTGTTTTCGCCTTTAACTAATTTAGTTGGAGCTGGCGGTAATGCTATTTTAAGGTTTTGTATTTCATAAACTTCACCTATAACACCTGTTTTACTTATAACAACAATATCCTCTTCTTTGTTATAACCATACTTCCAGCGTTTAGCTTTATTAAAACGCTTTAGCTTGTTTATTTTAATAGGCTCTATAACCTTATACAATGTTTGCTGATACATTACTTACTTCTTTTTTCAGCAAAGCCTTTAAACGCTTCTTTTTTATTTTCAAGCGGTTTATTTTCTAGCAAAGCTTTTTCTTGCTCTATCCTATTTAATATTTCAAAAGCGTCGAATATAGCTAGTTTTTTAGTAGCAGCAGCGTTTTTAAGCCTATCTGCAGACACGTCTTCTTCTGTATCTACTATATCTTCTTTAGCTACTTTTATAAGTTCATCAACCGCTTTGTAGCCAGCTTCTATTATATTCTTTTTCTTTTGCTTCGGGTTCATATTTAATTGTAATAAAATTGTTTTTAACCCTATAAAACTTTTCTTCGTTAATTAAAAACTCATACTCAGCAATAGGGTTGTAACCTATAACGTCACCTTTATCATATACATCTGAATACTCTACCACGCCTAAACTTTCTCTTATAGGCTTTACAAAAGTGTAGCCAGGTAAAGCGTTCCAATTAACTATGCGTTTATATGCGTATATTTGATCTATAGTAACTTTATACAAACCTTCTTTAACGTAGCTAGCGCTATTACGCTCTTTACCCCTAGCGTCGTGCCATCTTCTAAATACGTTATGGTGTATTATAACTTCGTCATCTAATTCAATAACGCTATTAAACTCTGAAGGCAAACCAACAACAACAGCTTCTCTGCTTACGTATTGATGATTAAATATTTCAGTGTTTAATATTAATTCTTTATCACCTATTTTTTTAACGTTATTGTATCTTTCTTCTTTAGGTTTAACTAAAAAATAAAAAGTACCTTTCATTAGTATTCTAGGTTGTACTCGACTGAAACAGCCATGTTCTTATTAAAATCTTTCCAAGGTAAAACTTCTTTTCCTTTAGAAATATAAACAGTGTATTTATTATCTTCCTCAACTATATCACAAATAGTATGCCCTCCGTAGACCTCTTGACCTACGGAGTAATGCATAGCTTCATTTTTATAGTCTCTCCCGATACTAATCTTTCTTATCAGATTCATCTTCGTCCGGAATTGCTACGTAAGTTCCATCTTGAATGTTTACAGATACTTTTCCGTATTCTTCTTCAAGTTCTTTTTGGAACGTTTGTAATTGTGATTGGATGTCAGCGGTTTGGTGCAATAGCCCGTGCTTTTCTGTTTCAAGCTGGCCTAATCGCATTTGTGCTTGGTTTAAGGTTTGTACGAACCCTTGCAATTGTTTTAATTGCTCTTCTGTAATTTTTGCGTCGTTAGACATAATTTAATTTAATTTAATTGTTAATAATAATTATTCTGCAGTTGGTAACTGCTTGGTTACACTGGTAGGTGTAATTTTTTCTACAAGCTGAGCATCTAAGTTTACTTTGATTGATTCAACATCTAAGTCACTTGCTTCAAGCCACGCTTCTACGATTGTTTGCGTAAGATCTTCAAAAGCAGTAAAGTCTTCAGCATCTGGCGCTGCTATTGTTTGTGTTCCAATAGAGTTTGCTGTATACACGTTTGCATCTGCATCATTTTGATCAGACGTGGCTGTAAGACCCCAGTGTATGTTATATACCACATCAGTAAGACCATCTTGAGACGGGTATGTATCTAAAGCGTTAATGCTCCAAGAATATGTATTTGCCATTTTTGTTTTTTGTTTTATTAATTTATATATAATTGCATAATGTTATTATTACACAATAGTTTATGTTTTTATTTAATAGAGTATTTGCTTTTTTTCATGGCCTACTATTACGGAAGTATCAATATTTATATCATACCCGGCTTCTGCAGCTTTGTAACAAAAATATTCATCTTCAGCCACATACCTAGAATAACCTTCTTCATCTAATAAAGTGACGTCGTGATAAGGATATTCTATTTTGTCGTATACTTCCTTCTTAACAAGCATCCAACCCATGCCAGCAAATTTAGCTTTAATAACGCTGCCATTAGCTTTTTCTATAGTTTTTTTATTTGCCCAGCAACAATTAATTTTAGCCGTGTAAGTTCCTTCTTGCTGCCATCTATAAAGCCCTGATACTATTGGCAAGTCTCTATCAAGTAAAGATTTAAAATGTTCGGGCTCAAAAACCATATCACTATCAATCCACATTATGTGCGTGTAATCTACCTGGTTATCAAAAGGCTTTTTAAGTTTTGTTTTTTGAGCTTCACTTATTCCTAACACATTGTCTCTTGAAGCAGAAATAATAGGAACATAATTAGAAGATAACAAATAACTTATATTATTTTTTAAAAGCCAATTACTTAGTTCTGTCCATTTTAATAAAAAGTTAACACTAAAATTATTGCCAGGTATACAAAATATTATTTTTTTCATTTAATTTATAATTATTGCAAACAGCTCTCGAAGCTTGCTATTATATGAGGCTGGGACACGTGTGTTCTATTTAAATTATGCGTAGCAAAAATACCCGATACAGATGCTGAACTTGATATAGCTTTCCAACCGTTATAAGCTCCGTGCGCGTCAGAATTATCTGATTGTCTATAAACTGTTTCTCCATTTATTATAGAGTTGTTATTAACGTAAACTGCATACCAATAAGCTGTGGGGATTTGACTTGCAGTGGCATTGCATGCATCATTACTGCTGCCAAAACCAGTATATTCTTGCCCGTTATCTTCTCTATAATTGTGTATATAAAACTGTGTTATAGTACCACCTGACGCGGCAGATACTACTTCTACATGAAAACATAAAGTGCCTATGGTTGACCCGTATCTTGCCATTTTCCACTCAACTTTTGCGCGCTCTGAGTCTTCAACCGTAATTTGGGGTGATCTAAGCCAAAAGTTTTTATTAGAATAGCCTGGGCTACTAGTTTCTGCATACACGTAAAAACTACCAGAATCAGCAAATGTTAAGCCAGTTCCACCAGAACCTGTACCTCCTGAATCTCTATTCCACCTAAGAGCGCTAGTGCCTGTTGTTAAATTACTAAAAGACACAGACCCATAACTAGCAGTATCTGTAGTAGAAGTTTGAAATAATTCAGTACTAGAATCAAAATCATAAGTAAGGTTTGGAAATCCATCAGATTGCCCAGCGCCTTCAGTTACTTTTATAGTGTCAATTTGTATATCACCTGTATAGCTACTCCCCGAAACATAATGCCAAACAAGTCTAATGGTGTCGCCTCTATAAGCCGTTAAATCAACTTGGCAAAGCTCATATGAATTAGTTGTATATTGTCCTGTTCTTGTAAACAAACAATCGCTAAGACCAAGGCCATAATTATACCATTCAGATAAAGCGTGAGGGGCAGCTTGGTTAACACCGCCAGCTTCACCCAACTTAAATAAACTACCGGTTTGCGGAGTTGTTCCTCCTGCAAGATTTGAATTATCAGTACTTGATATTCTACCTAACTCTGCGTTTATTTGAGAAACTTTAATTTCTCCGCTACTTGGTAAAGGCATCTAATTGTTTTTTAAGTTCATCAATTTGCTTTTGCTGCTCTTTTATAGCTTCAATTAGTACTGCTGTAATATTACCATAAGCTACAGACTTCATTCCTTGATCGTCTTCTCTTACAACTTCCGGTATTACTTCTTCTATTTCTTGTGCAATAACACCAACACTTTTTTCTGAGTTATCTATTTTATTATATTCAACGCCTCTAAGTGCTTTTACTTTATCAAGAGCATTGTCTATAGTTTTGATGTTTTCTTTTACGCGAATATCAGAATAAGCAATTACATCGCCTGTCGCTCTAATCGTACCAGTAACATCCAGTGGGTAACTAGGTGCAGTATTAACAACTCCAAGCCTATACAGTATATTACCTCTATTAGCCGTAACAGTAGGGAATGCTGTTTTAAATTGGTTGCCATTTGTGTACGTGTCTGGCGTATACGCTGTTCCGCCCGAAGTGCTTCCATTTGTATCGTTAGCATGGGGCGTAATACTTGCCACCTGGTTACCTATGCCCTCTTCTAATTTAACATTTATCTGTCTATAATCGCCTGGACTCTTAACCTGTATTTGATAACTACTATTTCCAGAGCCTGCTATTTTGTAGATTCTAATGTACGGCGCAATATCATTATTAATAGTAATAATTCCTTGTTTAGGTTCAATACCGGTCCCGGCTCGATGGAATATTGATAAGCCGCCTCTATATACGTCCCCGTATTGAGCCATAGAACTACCATAGTTGCCTGAAAAATCTGTAATTTCTACTTCGGCTCCGAATCCAGCGTAGTTGGCGTCGTTAATAACAATTGTTGCTAATTTTTTCCAATTTAAATCCGTGCTGCCACCAATGCTCCACTCCATTTGAGGAGTTTCTAAATTAACATTTCTATAGTGCCTTGCGCTTATTGCACTTCCTGTATTTATAGCGTAGTTCGCGGTATTGGTTAAACTAACATCGTTAGACGAATCGTTAATATCTAGCTTAGCCGTAGGACTTGTCGTCCCGATCCCAACGTTGCCGTCAGCAGTAACCCTTAATCTTTCGTGACCACTAGCACCATTTGAGTCTGGAGACGTTAATATTGCAAATCCTGTTTTATTAGAAGCGCCTAGCTCTGCAACTGCCGCGAGCCTTACTTCTTTATTGTATTCTGAGCCGTAGCCGTTATTTAAACTTATATAGGAATAGTCCCCAACGGTAACTGCACCGCCTTTAAACATAGCTTGGTGAGACTCTCCGGTAGTGTAATTTTGCACGTGAAGCTTTTCTTGAGGGTCAGTCGTTCCAATACCAACGTTGCCATAGCGTTTAATGACCATTCGCTGTGTGCCATTAGTAAAAAACTTTTGCCCGAAATAGCCGCTATAAGTTATTCCGCCTGTCTCGCTGTTTCCAGCATTAGACATACCGTATTGCGCAATTGTTGTACTGTTAAAACTAATAGAATCACTAACGTCAAAACCTATTTTTCTCCCCACGGCATTATCACCAATTTCTATATTGCCCCCGCTTACAGCTAGTTTTTCACTTGGACTAGTAGTTCCGATTCCAACGTTGCCTCCGGCTAAAACTGTAAACCTTGTTGCTGCGTCATTGTCCCACGCTGTGGTTACATCTGAGGCAAAACCTTTTGCTGCAACTTGAAAAATAGGATTGTTATTGGCGTTATATCCATAACAAACCATTTTTTGATAGTTGGAGTCAGTTGTTAAAGAAAATCCTGTATGACTTCTATAAAAAGCAGGAGTTAACGATCCTGTATTTACAGTTTTATTAAAAAGTAATCTTTCTGAAAATTCAGATGTACCATTAACATGAAGTTTAGCCCCAGGGTTAGTAGTCCCAATACCAACGTTGCCTGAGCTGTCTATCCTAGCCCTTTCAGTTGATGCTGTTCTAAAGAACAATGTATCGCTTGAAGAAGAACCTGCAATATTTGCACTTGTACCACCCCACTCTAAACTTGAACCATCTGAAAGTCTGGCTGAACCATTAACATCTAATGGTCTTGCTGGTGAAGTTGTTCCGATCCCGACGTTGCCAGTATTGTCTATTGTAATTCTATCATTTGTACCAATAGAAGTATTATCTGATATTTTAAAATTAGCGCCATCTACTCCTATTGAA